GGTTTGGGTTCCTACTACACGTTGGGCGGAAGAAGTGGTAGAAGAGATTGCCGGGTTTCCGTTTATGAGTCACGATGATCTGGTTGACTCTACTATTATGGCTCTTATGAGATTCAGACAAGGCGGGTTTATAAAATTACCTACTGATGAACAAGAACCGATACGATATTTCAAAAGTAAACGTGCCGCTGGATACTATTAAGGTATGAAAACTTACGTTCATGTTAATCAACATGTTATAAAACGTAATAATAAAACAGGAGAGCGTAACCCTGTTATTACTGCCAAGACATATAAAGACAACAGATACGGGCAGGAAGTATTAATTGATGGTCCCTGCAAGGTAGTTTACAGACCTGATAAACCTTTGTCCTGTGGCGCTAAAGTATGGATAGAAACAGAGGCAATAGTGGAAGTACAAGGATAGATTATGGCTATTGATAAAGCGTTAACTCCCCGGCCTAACGGAGTCGGTGCTCCCCCTACTGGAGCTGAACTTGAGATTGAAATTGTCAATCCTGATATGGTCACACTTGATGACGGTAGTGTTGAAGTAACACTCATTCCCGGTAAGGAATCCGGGGATGATTCTTTTGATAGTAATCTTGCTGAAACATTAGAAGAAGACGTTCTGCAAAAGTTGACCGAGGAAGTTATAGGTCTTGTCGATGCTGATATTGAAAGCCGTAAGGATTGGGCTGATACCTTTGTCAAGGGATTGGATGTATTAGGATTCAAATACGAAGAACGCACAGACCCGTGGGAGGGTGCCTGCGGTGTGTATTCCACCATATTAGCGGAAGCAGCTATTCGTTTCCAAGCAGAGACGATGAGTGAAACCTTTCCTCCTTCGGGACCGGTGAAAACAAAAATTCTTGGTGAGGAGACAAAGGAAAAAGAAGAAGCGGCTACTCGTGTTCAGGCAGATATGAATTATGAACTTACTGAACGTATGGTTGAATACCGGCCTGAACATGAAAGACTTTTATACAGTCTGGGACTCGCAGGTTCTGCTTTTAAAAAGGTTTATTACGATCCCAATATAGGCCGTCAGGCAGCTATCTATATTCCTGCTGAAGATGTGATAGTGCCTTATGGTGCGTCCCATATAGAGAGCGCGGAACGTGTTACGCATATTATGCGTAAAACAAAAAATGACTTGAAGAAACTTCAGGCTAACGGGTTCTACCGTGATATGGAACTTGATGATCCGCAACCGTTTCATACCGATATAGAGGAACGTAAAGCTAAAGAAGGTGGTTATTCCATAACGGATGATGACCGTTACGCAGTATATGAGATCCATGCCGATCTTGTTATAGAAGGTATCGACGATTCTGATGAAGAAATTGCAAAACCGTACATATTAACTATAGAACGGGGAACATCCGAAGTACTGGCAATACGTCGAAACTGGAATCCTGACGATGAATTAAAGCTGAAGAGGCAGCATTTTGTACATTATGTATATGTACCGGGATTCGGATTTTACGGTCTTGGCCTTATTCATATTATCGGTGGTTACGCTAAAGCAGGCACAAGCCTGATACGGCAGCTTGTAGATGCTGGCACTTTGGCGAATTTACCGGGGGGATTAAAATCAAGAGGGTTGCGGATCAAAGGTGATGACACCCCCATAGAACCGGGTGAATGGCGTGATGTGGATGTACCGTCAGGCAGTATCCGCGATAATATTACATTCCTCCCTTATAAAGAGCCAAGCCAGACACTTTTGGCGCTGCTTAACCAGATAACGACTGAAGGTCGCAGGTTAGGTGCTATCAGCGATATGAATATCTCTGATATGTCGGCTAATGCCCCTGTTGGTACCACGCTGGCGTTGCTTGAACGCACTCTTAAACCTATGGCTGCAGTACAGGCTCGTGTTCATTACGCCATGAAGCAGGAGTTCAAACTCCTTAAAGCGATAATGTCCGAGTATGCACCGGAAGAATATGACTACCAACCTCTTCGTGGAGAAGTCGGGGCACGCCGGGAAGATTATGATTCTGTAGATGTAATTCCTGTAAGCGATCCAAACAGCTCTACTATGGCGCAGCGGGTTGTGCAGTATCAGGCTGTCTTGGCAATGGCTCAGTCTGCACCACAGATATATAACCTACCCCAACTTCACAGGCAGATGATTGAAGTATTGGGAATCAAGAATGCGGATAAACTTGTTCCTACAAAGGACGATATAAAAGCCGTAGATCCTATAAGCGAAAATATGAGCGCACTTATTGGGAAACCGGTAAAAGCATTTATATATCAGGACCACGATGCCCACATCAGTACGCATATGTCATTTATGCAAGATCCTATGGTTGCTCAATTGATCGGGCAGAATCCACAGGCCAAACAAATAATGGCATCGTTGCAAGCGCATATAGCGGAGCATTTAGGGTTCAATTACAGAAGGCAGATAGAAGAACGTCTTGGTGTTGACTTACCACCACCAAATGAGGAGCTACCCGAAGAGATTGAAGTTGATCTTGCGCGTCTTGTTGCCAAGGCAGCTAAACAGCTTACACAGTCTCATCAGCAACAGGCTGCACAACAGAAGGCACAGCAACAGGCCCAAGATCCTGTGCTCCAGTTACGACGTCAGGAAGCGCAGACCAAACAGGCTGATGTACAGCGTAAAGCACAGAAAGACGCAGCGGATACACAGTTACAACAGGCTGACCTACAGCGGAAAGCCCAGAAAGATCTTGTTGATGCTGCTGTTAGTACTCAACGGGTTGAACTTGAAAAGGTTAAGACGGTAGTAGATGCCAAACAGGATCAGGTTAAACTGAATGCAGATACTCGGAGAGAAACTGATAAACTTGATCTTGAGATATTCAAAGCGGTAACTACTCCACCTCCTACCCTGCCTTCTAATAACAAGAAAGAATAGACTGAATGGCAAAAACCGTCTTTGACGTGCTTAAAGAACGTATTGAGGAGCAAAAGTCCTCTGCAATGGAATTCCTTGCTGATGGTGGTCCGAAAGATTACGCCGAGTACAGGAATGTGTGTGGTTTGCTTCGGGGTCTGCAAGTCACGCTGTCTTATATAGAAGACCTCTCGCGCAATTATTTAGAGGGTGATGATGGCTGAACAATTATCTACCATAAGTTCAAATTCAGAATCGACCATGACTAGTTCAAATCCAAAATCAACCATAACTATAAGCAAAGATCTGCTTATTAACGAAGAGGAATTAGAGGCCCAGCTTCCCGTTCCAGTTGGGTATCATATTCTTGTGGCAATGCCGGAAGTTGAGGATACCTACGACGATACAGAAATCCTTAAAACAGTATCTGCAAAACACCATGAAACTATTTTGTCTATTATAGGACTTGTATTGGATATGGGAGAACAAGCGTATAGTGACAAAGATAGGTTTCCTATAGGACCGTGGTGCAAGAAGGGTGATTATGTCATGTTTCGTGCTAATTCGGGAACACGGTTTTTAGTTAATGACAAAGAATATCGTCTTATGAACGATGATTCTATTGAAGCTATTGTGAATGACCCCCGCGGCGTTTCGCGTGCATAGGAGTTAAAATATGCCTTTTAAGAAAGTTGAATATTCATTTCCAGACGAAGAAGCACCAAATAAAATTGAGATAGAACCTTCCAGTGCCATTGAAGTTGATATATCTGGCAAGAAAGCAGTGGGAGAGAACAAATCTGTTGAGGCTGTAGAGGCAGAAGATTCTAATGATGGTTTTGAAGTCGAAATTATTGATGACACACCAGAAGCTGACCAAGGTCGTACGACGTCTGACCCTCCGAGTGAGATTACTGAAGAGGAACTTGAAGATTATTCTGAGAAAGTTCGCAAAAGGATTAAACACTTTAGTAAAGGGTATCACGACGAACGTCGCGCAAAAGAGCAAGCGCTTCGTGAACGTCAGGAATTGGAGACTTACACTCAAAGACTTGTTGAAGAAAACAAGAACTTAAAAAGTTCTGCTGGTAAAAATCAGACAATACTTCTTGATCAGGCTAAACGTACAGCCGAAGGGGAATTAACACAGGCTAAAAGTGCTTATAAAGAAGCATATGAAGCTGGCGAAGCAGATGCAGTTGTTGAAGCACAGGAAAAGTTAACGGCTGCTAAAATAAGAACTGATCGGTTAAACAATATACAACTGCCTTTACAGGAAGACCAAACAACTGTAAAAGAAGCTAACACACAAGAATCCACCCCGGTAAAAGTGGATGAACAGGCCAAGGAATGGGCGAAAGCCAATGATTGGTTTGGTTCAGACGACGAAATGACAAGTTTCGCATTGGGGTTGCATAATAAACTTGTCAAACAGGGTATGAACCCGCAAAGCGATGAGTACTACAAGGCCATTGATGGCCGTATGCGAGAAGTATTCCCCGGTAATTTCGGGGATGTCGAAAAACCAGATAGGAAGACGTCTAAGCGTCAGGCGAATGTGGTTGCACCCGCTACGCGGAGCACTTCACCAAAGAAAGTGGTGTTAACGCAAACACAGGTAAACCTAGCGAAGCGTTTAGGGGTTCCTCTTGAAGATTACGCCAAACAGGTTGCAATAGAGATGAGGAAAAGTGCGAATGGCTGATAATCGAATTAATCGTGAACACACTACACGTGAGAAAACGGCTCGTAAAAAGAGTTGGCAGCGCCCGGAAATGTTACCTTCCCCCAACCCTGAAGAAGGGTACAAATTTCATTGGGTACGTGTGTCTACACATGGTCAGATTGATGCCACGAATGTTTCCTCAAAATTACGCGAAGGTTGGGAGCCAGTTAAGGCAAAAGATCACCCGGAAATTACAATGGTCACCGTCGAGAACGAGCGCTTTAAGGACAACGTTGTAATTGGAGGATTGATGCTTTGTAAAGCTCCGGCTGAATTGGTCAAAGAGCGTAATGATCATTACGCAGAGCAAAGTAAAGCTCAGATTCAATCAGTTGATAACAACCTGATGCGAGAAAATGATCCTCGTATGCCGCTCTTTAATGATCGGACATCGAAGGTCACTTTCGGTAGCGGAAATTAATCTTAACGGGAGAATAAGCTATGGCTTATCCTACAGTAGATGCCCCGTATGGGCTAAAGCCAGTTAAGATGATTAGCGGTACCCCCTATGCTGGTGTTACCCGACAGTATTCAATTGCTAGCGCGTATAACACTAACATTTTTTACGGGGATGCTGTTAAACTCGTAACTGCAGGCACTATCGAGCGGGACACCGCCGATGCTGCCATGATATCTATTGGTATCTTTATGGGGTGTACTTATACTGACCCCGGTACCAGTCAGATTACATTCAAACAGTATTGGCCCGCTAGCACTGTTGCTAGTGATGCTCTGGCATATGTGGTCGATGCTACGGATGTGTTGTTTAAGGCTGCGGTCGTATCCTCTGGTACTACCATTGGCGATTTAGCAATTACTGATCTCGGTGCTAATGTAGCCGGGGTTGATAATACAGGTAGTACTACTACCGGTAATTCTAAAATTGCCATTTTGGATACTTCTGCCACTACCAATACTCTACCTTTCCGAATTGTAGAGTTGGTGGATGAGACCAAAAA